GCTATGAAAGATGTATTTGGTAGCGAGAAAGAAGCGTTTAAACACCTAGCAAGTTTAGCTAAGAATAACTTTACTCACATGAAGCTACTACTAGAGTATGCTTATGGTAAACCTTCTGATAGTATAAATGATGCTAAGAAGTCTAACAAGGTACAAGTACCTGTAATAAATTTCTTTAACAATAAAGATATACAAAACATAGAAGATACAATAGATGTAACTCCAGACGATGAACAGTAATATAAATCTACATAGTAAATACATTCCTCTGTTTCAATCTAAAAGCAGATACTATATTGTAACTGGTGGTAGAGGTTCAGGTAAATCATTTGGTGTGGCTTTGTTTCTACTTAACCTAACGTATGAAGAAGGACATAAAGTATTGTTTACTAGATATACTTTAACATCAGCTAACACCTCTATTATTCCTGAGTTTATTGAGAAGATAGACCTTATGAATGTACATAGTGATTTTAGGATAACTAAAGATGAGATTATAAATCTTAAGACAGGAAGCTCTATAATGTTTAAAGGTATACGAACATCCTCTGGTAACCAAACAGCCGCTCTAAAGTCCTTAAATGGCGTTACAACGTTTGTTGTAGATGAAGCAGAAGAGCTTATGGAAGAAGATGTGTTTAACAAGATAGACTTTTCTATACGTTCACAGAATAAACAGAATAGATGTATTTTAATATTAAACCCTGCTACAAAAGAGCATTGGATATATCAAAGGTATTTTTTATATAAAAGTATAAAAGGTGGTTTTAACGGTATAAAGGATGATGCTACTTATATACATACTACATACGAAGATAATAAAGATAATCTATCAGACTCATTCTTAACACAGTTATATGAGATGAAGAGAAGAAACCCTTCTAAGTTTGAGCACGTTATCTTAGGTGGTTGGATGGAGAAAGCTGAAGGAACAATTATAAGGAATTGGAAAGTAGGAGAGTTTGCACAGACAGAATTAACCTGTTATGGTCAAGATTTTGGTTTCTCTATGGATATGACAACACTTGTAAAGGTTTCTATTGACAAAGAGGTTAGAAAGGTATATGTTAAAGAAATATACGGAAAGACTGGTTTATCTACTTCTGATATAGCATTTAGGAATAGACAGGAATGTGCAGCAGATTTAATAATATGTGATAGTGCAGAACCTAGACTTATAAATGAATTAAGAAACACAGGATTAAACATAAGACCTACTATTAAGAAGAAGGGTAGTATACTATCTGGTATTGCTTTAATGCAAGACTATGAGATTATAGTAGAGAGAAACTCTAGTGGTATTATACGAGAGCTAAACAATTATGTATGGCACGATAAAGGAGAGAAGCCAATAGATAAGTATAATCACTTTATAGATGCAATAAGATATTCTTTACAATATTTAATTCAAGGAGTCAATTCTGGAAAATATGTTATCCGATAATTTGTTTAACATTAAGGTGTTTAACATTATGGGGTCTGTTTAATATTATGCCTTGTTTAACATTATCCCCTGTTTAACATTATGGGGGTCGTTTAATATTATCCCCCCTCTTTTCTATTTAGATTTATTCTAAATAATATCTATATTTTTACACAATTATAAAAACAAATTAAGCCAGTAGAAAAGCATAAAATATTTTTGTAGTGTAAAATATATTTTGTATACACGCACGCACGCAATATTAAAGGAGTATAAAATTTTAACATAATTTTAACAAAATTTTAACATTTACATTTCTACTTATTTATATTAGTTTTATATATTTGATTATAATTATTAACTAAAACTAAAACAATGCAAAATTTAACACCATTACAAAGACAATATTTAAAAGATTGCGAATTACTCCAGTCTTTAGGCTATGAGGATAATTTATTTGATAGCTTATATTTAACATATGCAAAAACAAAAAAAGAAACTAACTAATAAAACAAAATAAAAATATGAAAGACTTTAATAAATATTTATTCTTAGATAACTTAAAAGAGGATATAAAAGAAGAAATTAAAAACGGAAATTTAGAAGATGAAAGCGATATAAATTTATATATCTTTGAAGAGATTGACAGAGCGGTAATATATTATTCTAATTGTTTTCAAATAATGATAGAATTTAACGCTTATGATTTTGAAGGGTGTAAAAATGTTACTGAGTTAGCTAGTCAATTATTAGATGATTTTATTTGGTCAGAAATAACAGATTTAACCGAGTTATTAGATGAAGCAAAAGAAGAAACAGAAAAAACAATATTAACTATTGAAGAAGTAAAGAAACAATTAAATAAATAAAGATATGACAAAAGATAAACTAAAATTAATTATAAATGTATATCAAAATTATTTTAATGACTTTATTAATATAACCGATAAAGATATTAATAGTATATATTTAGAACTAGCAAAAAGAGATATTAAACAAAATATAAATAAATACATAAAGCAATGACAAAAGAAAAACAACAAAGAAACAAATTAATTTATTTTATTCTTGACTTTGCGAGTGATGAAATAGAAAGTGTAAAAGATGCTTTAAAACTTGCAAGAATGACAAACCAAGAATTAAAAGAAAACATTAAAAGTATTAAAGAATATTATAAAAGAGAACATAAAACAATAATATAAAAACTAAACAAAATGAGACAAATTACAAAAGAATCAGTAAAAGCCTTTTTCAATAATACTAATTATAGTAAATCAAATACATTCATTGTAAATAATAAATTCTATTTGCATAATAATCTAATCGCTGAAATAAAAGATAATAAATTAATATTGTCAAATTGTGGTTGGTTCAGTAATACAACAAAGGAGCGTTTGAATGGTATTTTAGATTATATAGGTAATTCTGGTATATATCAGAAAAACTTTATCTGGTATTTAAACGGAGAGAAGTGGAACGGAGAAAAAACAGAAATAAAATTATAATAATATGGAAACCTGTAATAATTGCAATAGTAAAGAATTAACATATAATCAATTAATATTAGACTCTTATTGCTCTGATTGTGGAACGTGGCAAGAAGATGAATAAAACTTTAACATAATTTTAACATTTCTTTAACATTTAATTAAATATAAGTTTATATATTTGAGTATAACAAAAACAAATAATATTAACTAAAAACAAAACAATGACAATTAAAAAAGTACAAAAGCAAATAGAAAATTTATACAATAATAATCTATTAACTGAAGAAATAAAAGAATCATTAGTAAATACATTACAAAAAGGTTTCCACTTAATCGAATTAATCAACTTTGATAAAGAGAATTGCAACGGTAAAAATATAGAAATGTATAAAGAATGCTCTAAAAATGAATTAGAGAGTTTTTACAACGATTTACAAAAACACTTATAATATAAAAAATAACTAAAAACAAAACAAATGAACAAACTAAAACAACAGGACAAAACAACTTTAACAGGTTTAGCAGTAGTTACAGGTTTAATTCTTCCGATGCTCTCATTTATTATAATAGAGATAATCAACGGAGCTAAAATATATATCTAATGAGTATAAAAGTTACAAACACAAATCTAGTTATTATTGAGAAAAATAATACTATTAAGGTTTATACATTAAAAGAATATATAAAACTTAAAAGAGATAATAAAATAATTAACCAAATTAACAGAGCATTTAAATATATTACAATTACTTTAATTGGTGCAATGTTATATAATATAATTAAATAATATGACAAGACAAGACATAAACAATATTAATAATATAGAGGAATTAAAATGTAATTATAGAACTGATTTAAAAGTATTAGACTGGTTCAATTACTTTACAGACTATATACAAGAGACCAATAATAACTTATATAATCAAGCTTGTAAATATGCTGACATAAAAGAGAATATTATTAATAATCCTGATGACTCTATAATATTAAATAAATTAAAACAATGATAGAATATATATTAAACCCTTATCTATTAGTTAACTTTGGTTATATGATAACCGCTATAATAATAACATTAATAATTAAAAAGAAAAGCAAATGACAAGAGCAGAAATAAAAGAAGCTTTAATACATTACTATGAAATAGATTTAAATAATTGTTTGTTTAATTCTAAAGACTGGGTAAATGAATTGTCTAAAGCCTTAACAGATAAAGAATATTTAAACAACTTTAAAGAAGAATATAAAAACTATATAGAATTTATTAACCAATAAGCAATTAAACAAATGACAAAAGAAGAACTGAAACAAGAAATAAAAGAACTTAAACAACAATTAAAAGAATCTAAACAAAATACCTACATACATGAAACCCATCATTTGTATTGTCAAGATGGGGAAATGTATATAAGTTTTGGTGATGTTGGAAAAAATGAAAGATGGTTGGTCTGGAATACAGACAGCTTATTTAAAGACTTACCATTTATAATTAATCAAGTAGTAAAACAAAATAAAAAGATGCAAAAAATGTATTTAGATAATATAAAAGAAGAATTAAAAGAGATGTAAAATAATTTGTTTTGGTTAGTCAAAGAGGGTTTAAAACTTAGGTTTTAGCCCTTTTTTTTATACGCTTTATTATATGCGTTTATTTTTTAAATGTTTGATAATGAGATATTATATATAGTGATATTGGAACAACCTCATTTAAGCTCATTTAAGAGCCTTTTATTACCTCATCTATACATACATACCTTTATTTAAATATCTTTTGTTAAACATAGCTTAAAACGATTCAGAATATATTATTTTAATGTAATTATATAGTAATTTGACGTAAATCGGAGATTGCTGAGGTAAGTAGCCCACTCTTATGATTTCATTACAAAAACGAATTATTCTAAAACTCATATTCTAAAAATATAAATATAATTTTAAAACGAGTTGAGTATTTAAAAGGTGTATTGATGGAGTTTTATTCGCCCTCCTCTTTATATATGTTACTTTAAATGTTGTTAGCTAAACAACTTGTTAGCAGCTGTACTCGTTGAGTTGAATGATACTAGGGCGTCTACGAAAATAACAAAGGGATTAGTATCGCAATTCTCAAGGAGATTTAGGTTACCTGAACCAATAGGAGTTTATGCCTAAAGTGTAGCAACTTATACAGATTTGCAACTGTCTATATAGATAACGATATTTTTTATTTTTGTTTTTTTGTACTGTTAAAACAAAAAGTAGTGGATTTCGTTATCATAGTATGGTAAAAGAATATAAGTTAGAAGTACCTACTAAGTTAGAAGGTATAACATTAAGACAGTATCAGGATTATCTAAAGGTATTAGATAAATGGGATAAGGAAGATGAGGTGTATATTAAGACAAAGATGTTACAGATATTTTGTAACCTAGATATAGAAGATACTTTTAAAGTACCTATAAACAACTTTGATTTTGCTATTGATACAGTAAATAGATGTTTTGATGAAAAGACACCTTTAGTCAACAGATTTGAGATGTCTGCTAAAGATGAGTATGGAGAGGAGACTATTGTTGAGTTTGGTTTTATACCAAAGTTAGATGATATGTCATTTGGAGAGTTTATTGATTTAGATAATAATATATCTGATTGGCAGAAGATGCATAAAGCAATGGCTGTCTTATTCAGACCTGTTATCTTTAAGAAGAAGGAGTTTTATAGAGTGATGGATTATGAAGGGAGTCATAAGTACTCAGATGTAATGTTAGATATGCCAGTTAATGTAGCAATAGGTGCGATGGTTTTTTTTTATCGTTTAGGGAGAAAATTACCGAGTTATACGGTGGATTATTTAGTGAAGGTATTGAAGAAGGAGGGAGTTCCACCTCAGCTCAAGCGAACTTTGGACAAAAGTGGGGTTGGTATCAATCAATATTTACAATCGCTAAAGAAGATGCAGCTAGAATTGATGAAGCAACCAGACTTCCAATACATACCTGTTTGATGTATTTGGAATATATAAAAGATAAAACAAATTTAGAGAATGCTTTAATAAAAAAGGCACATAAAAAATAGATATGACACAAGTATATGACTTATTAGACAAGTTAAAGGACGAATTAAGATTAAATAAGCACGTTAATAGTGTTAGTTTCGGAGATATTACCGAAGTTAACCTAAATAAGACAGATATATTCCCTTTAACACACTTAAACATCTCAAATGCTGTAATAAGCTCAAATACTATCACTTTTACGCTTCAAGTACTATGTGCAGACATATTAGACTACAATAAACAGGATTATAGCTATGATTTATTCTATGGCAACGATAATTTACAAGATATAATGAATACACAGTTGCAAGTAGTCAATTTAGTGTACTCTAAGCTAAAAAGAGGTACTTTAAGAACAGAATTGCTACAAGTGGACGATAATATCTCTGTTCAGCCATTTAAAGACAGATTTGAGAATGAATTAGTAGGATGGGGAGCTGATATAGACATAATAATGAGAAATGATATAAGTATCTGCTAATGGACTCTAGTTTTATAACAATAGCACTTACTAGACTAGGCAGAGAAACAGTTTCTAGGCTTAAAGAGCAGCTATATATGGATGAAACTATAGCTTCTGGAGAATTAGCTAATAGTATTAAAGCAAAGGAAGTAGTAAATAATGCTTTAACAATAACTATGGATGCTTATGGTGGAGCTATAGACGAAGGTATTCGTGCAGGTAAAAGACCACCTAATGGACGTAGAATTAAGGAGTGGTTAAGAGTCAAAGGTATACGTCTTAGAGACAATACTACTGGCAGGTATCTTAAACAGACAGACTATAATTACAATAAGATAGCTTTTCTTATTAGTAGAAGTATATCCAAAAGAGGTACATTAAAATACTTTCAGTTTAAAGGAAGTAATTTTATAGACAGAGCAATAAACAACACATTAGGTGAATTTGATGATGCTATATTAGAAGCATTTAATAAGGAGCTAACAAAAGAATTTGATAAAATAAAAACAAATGGCTAAAATAAACGTAAGAAGTCCATATTTCGTAAACGTACAAGATACAAATTTAATTAGTGCTACAATAGAGATAATAATATATCTAGGAGAAGCACATACAGCTTGGGCATTTAATCCACAATACACATTAACCTCAACAGCTATAGATGAATCAGTAACATTTGAGATTGCAGAGTTAATAAAAGACTACATACCAGCAGTATTTAACGGAATATATCCAAGTCAAACCTTTTCAGAAGATGACAATACTATTGTTTATGTAGATTATAGGATTACAAAAACTTTAACTACTGGTGTTCCAGTAGCAGAAATTACTTTTGGGGTTAGAGCTTTTTATGGATATGGATATTTTGAAGATGGTGCAAATCCTCAATTATTGCAAGGTTACTTACAATCTAATAATGTTATACTGAAAAAAGATGATGCTCCTATAAGAATACCAGTAGATAATGAAAACACTAACTCGGTAGCTTTCTTTTATCAAGGACAACAAGTATATTCTTGGCTTCCTTCTATTGGTCTTAAAGTACAAGACCAAATTGTTTATGTAAGTAATGGTGTTAATGGTGCAGATAGCTTTGAAGAAAGAGTAGAACTAGATGGAGGTACATTTGAAGACAATGCTTGTATTGACCAATTTGAAGATGACTTTGAGTTACATCCTGTAGATACAGTTTATGTATCAGCAGTAGATGGTTTAACAATAATTAAAGTAGATAATATAGAAGAGTGTAAATATACTCCTTACAAGGTCACGTTTATTAATAAGTTCGGTGCTTATCAAGATATATGGTTCTTTAAGAGAAGTAATCTTAGTATGACTAAGAAAGATGAGATGTTTAAGTCAAATATAATAAATAATGGCTCTTATAACACTTATCAGCATCAATATAGTACTTTTCACGTTAATGCTAAAGAAACTTTAAGTTTAAATACAGGATTCTATCCAGAATCTTACAATGAAGTATTTAGACAGATGTCTTTAAGCGACAAAATATGGATAGAGTACAATGAAAAGACTCTACCAGTTAGATTAACCTCATCTAACCTATCATTCAAGACTAGATTAGATGATAAGCTAATAAATTACACAATAGAACTAGAATTTGCATTTGATAAGATAAACAACGTAAGATAATATGCGTAGAGAAGTAGAAATATATATAAATACAGCAGGATTTGGTGAAACTGTAACTTATAAGCGATTAGACATCTTTTCAGAAGAATCAATCAACATAACTAACTCAATACAGGATATTAGAGACATAGCTAAGGTATTTACTGACTATTCTCAGCAATTTAGCTTACCTGCTAGTTCTCCTAACAACTTAATCTTTAAACACTACTATAATTTTGATATTATAGGTGGTTATGACGCTAGAGTAAAGAGAGAAGCGTTAATAAAGATAAATGGAGAGGATTATAAGAAAGGATTCCTTAGTTTAAATAGCGTAAGCATGAAAAATGGAGTTGCTTTTGCTTATAAGGCTGTATTTTATGGTAAAACAGTAAATCTTAACTTACTTTTTGGTGATGATGAGTTAGATGACTTAGCTTCTTACTCAAATGCATATTTATCTCAATTTAATCAGCTATATACTGCTTCAGTAGCAGAAACAGGCTTTACGGATGGCTATAATCTAGTTTCAGGCTCTTTGCAGGTAAATAACAGCGGTAGTACAGCAGGTGATTTATGTTATCCTTTTATAAGTGGTAACTCTCATTATTATTATGACTCTATACATGGTTCAGGACCTCCTTTAAGAGAAGATGTGGTGTCTAGGAACGTAGCTAGCTCTTCTGGGACTTCTCAAAATCCAGCAGGAATATCTTTAATAGATTTAAAACCAGCTATTAGGTTATATCATATAATTTTAGGGATAGAAGATAAATATGGGATAACATTCTCTAAAAACGGAACAAACGACTTTTTTAGTACGTCTAATGCTTCGTTCTATGAGTTATATCTATGGTTGCATAGAGAAAAAGGAGATTTATCTTCACAAATAGCAATAGCTTCTTTTGAATTGTTTTTAAATCAATACACTTTTGCTACAGGTTTTTCTGACCCTAGAAGTAATTCTAATACCGAATTAGTAGCATCTATCGTATATGATGCAGGAGATACTATAGAGACTTATTATGAGTATGTTATAAATGTCACTCCTTCTGGTTCAGGTGTATATACATTAGAGTTATTTGATTCAGTTTCAGGAGAAGTTATAGGCACTTCAGAGCATTCTGGAGATGGAGTTCCAGTATCTAGGACTTTTACATTAAGAAAAGACGCTTTTACTGGATTTGGAACACAGGTGTTTAAACCTGTTCTTAGAGTAAAAACAGAAAATGCAGGTATATCAGGAATACAGGTAAATGGACTTACTATAAATGTAGAGATTGAAGACCAAGATGGACCTAGTGGTGGTTATGCTGCAACATATACTTTTAACAATGGAGGTTCAAATGGTATTTTTGTAGAATTAAATGTAGTCGATAATATGCCTAAGATGAAAGTTATAGATTTTTTAACATCTGTATTTAAGATGTTTAATCTAACTGCTTTTTATGATGGAGAAACAATTAAAGTAAGAACATTAGATAAATTTTATGATGAAGGAACAAGTTATGATGTAAGTGAGTATATACACGCTGACAAACATACTGTAGATAAAGCGAACATATATTCTAGGATAGATTTTGAATATCAGGAAGCGTCTACTTTTGCTATAGTAAATAGTAATGAGATAACTAATGACGAGTTTGGTAATGAAAGATTAAACAACTCTTCTACCTCTATAAGTAATCCTTTAGCATTTGACGGAGGAACATATACGGTTAAATTAGGATTTGAACACGTTATGTATGAAAGAATGACTGACCAAGAAGATGAAACAGACACTACTGTGCAATGGGGATGGATGGCTAGTAAAGACCAAAACCCAGTACTAGGAAAGCCTTTAGTTTTTTATTGTATTAAATCAGATACAGATACTATTTATACTACTGGTGGAGATGACTTAGACCAATACATAAGACCAGCAAATACTTTAACAACAAGTGCGTCTACTAAATTACAGACTATTCACTTTGGAGAGGAAACAGATGAGTATTTTGCTGAAATAAACCCAAATAGCCTGTTTAACAATTACTACTTTAACTATATAGTACCTATATACAATGAAAAGTCAAGATTATCTAAGTTTGAAGCTACATTACCTTTAAAATTAGTCACTAAGTTACAATTAAACGACAAACTAATTATATCAGGCACAAGTTATAAGATAAATAAGATACAGATGAATATAAATACAGGCAAGGCTACATTAGAATTAATAAACATAGTAGGTCTTGACTTTAACTCTACTGTTGTTTCTTATCAAAATAATTCTGTCTCATTATATTTTAGTTTATCTATTCGAACATTACAAGATTTATCAATAGGAGACACAATGTTTACTGATAACGAATTAAACTCTACTGCTGCAGCAGGAACATACACTCAATCAGGGTCGTCAAATGATGACACTTATTGCGATAGTGGTTGTTTTATGGTTATGGTTTTAGACCCACTAGGAGTAATTACATCTATAAGTTGTCCGTGTCCATAAAACAAATAATATGATAAGAGAGATAATAGATTTATTAGGAACATCTGATTGGGATGTTAAAGACGAAGATATAAATATAGCTAAAGGTAAATATTTAGCACCTACTAATTGGAAAGAATTAAAAAACGCAATAAAACGAAATAAATAATGGCAACAAGTTCAAGTGTAGTAAAAGAAATAAAAATAATTGTTGATGCAGGTAAAGCTACAGTCTCAATAGACGGAATGACTTCAAGCATTAGCAAAGCAAACGCTGAGTTAGTAAAGCTATCTAAAAACGCAGGTAAAGGAAAAGCAGCTTCAGGAGCAACTGGTGGAGCTACTGCAACAGTACTAGAACTTGGTAGAACCATATCAGATTCCAACTATGGAATTAGAGGTATGGCGAATAACCTTTCACAATTAGTATCTAACTTTGCATTTACTACAAAAGCAGCAGGAGGTTTTGCTGCTGGACTAAAAAGTATATGGTCAGCAATGATGGGTCCTTTAGGTTTAGTACTAGCATTTCAAGGTGTTATTGCTCTTCTTGAAAGATGGAGTATGCAAACTAAAAAAGCTACTGAAGCTTCAGAAGAATTTAATAAAAGCCTTAAAGATGAAATAAAAATATTAAAATTATATGAAATTGCGATAAATGATAGTACTTTAAGTTTAGAAGCTAGGTTAGGAATCATAAAAGGTCTTTCTATTATAGAAAAAGATTTAGCAGAGCAACTAAAGAAAGCTAATGGAAATAGAGAAGAAGAGAAAAGAATATTAGATAATTTATTAGAACAAAAACAACTTGAATTACAAATAGCTGAACAAAAAAAGTTAGTAGATGCAGAGTTAATAAAATTAACAGAATTAGAGAATGCTACAACAAAAAATACTGCTTCAGGTAAGTTAGCTATTGCTGTTCAACAAAATAAAGTAAATATAGTATTTGAAAAATACTTAGAATTACTAAAAGACGTACAGCTTAAAGAGAAAAAGACTACTGATGATTCAAAAAAAGTATTTAAACAAAGGAATCTTGATTTATCAAAAGAGATACTTAAATATCAAAGAGATGAAGAATTAGCTACTGAAGAAAATGAGTTTAAGAAACTAGAAATAAAACAAAGGTATGAAAGACAGGATTTAGAGAATAAAAAGAAATCTTTTATAGAGAAAGAAAGGTTAAGACTAGAGAACTTCTTAAAAACAACCGAAAATGAAGCTAAAATAGCAGAAGCAAAAGCTACTTTTAATAAAATGGAGCTACAAGCAGAAAAGGAACATCAAGATGCTTTAACAGAATTAACAATAACTCAAGCATCTAAAAGATTTAACTTTCAATTAGAAATAGCTAGAGAATCTACTAGAAAATATCAAGAAGCAGTTGATGCTGGAGAAATACAGGCTCTTACTTTTGGCATGACTCAAGATGCTGGAGTTGATGCTTTAAATGCAGAAGCTATATTACTTCAGGCTCAATATGACCAGAAAGTATATTGGCTAGACGAGGAAATAAAAGAAAGAAAGAGAGATGGAGACTCTTACATGGACTTAATAAAACAAAAACTAAATGCAGAAAAGAAATTTAGAAATGATACTGTAGTATTAACTGAAAAGACTGAAGAAGCCAAAAGAGGTATAGTTGCCTTAGGATTTCAAGCTATTGCTCAAATAGCAGAAAAAGGTAGTGCTATAAATAAAGCTGCAAGTGTTGCTGCTGCCTTAATGAGTACTTATGAAGCCGCCAATTCTGCATTAGGAGCTAAACCTTATGGTCCTTGGAATATAGCTCAGGCAGCTATAGTAACAGCTATGGGTCTTGCAAATGTTAGCAGTATATTAAAAACACCAACACCAACAAAAGACGGAGGAACGTCCACTTCAGAAGGAGCTGGTGGAGGAAGAACATTTGACTTCAACTTAGTTGGTTCTACAGGAACTAATCAATTAGCTGAAGCAGTAGGTAGTCAATTCCAAGAACCTGTTCAAGCTTATGTAGTAAGTAGTCAGATGACATCACAACAAGAATTAGACTTACAAATATCAACAGGAGCTTCATTAGGAGGAGACTAATATAAAACAAAATACATTAAATACGTTATCAAATTATGGAAGAAAATATTATAGAATTATTTATTGATGAGGAAAATGACTTTGCTGGTATAGAAGCTATATCTATAGTGGAAAACCCTGCAATAGAAGAAGACTTCATTGCTTTAAAAGCACAAGAAATTAAGTTAGCTGAAGTAGATGCTGAGAAACGCATACTTATGGGAGCTGCTTTAATACCAGACAAGAAGATATACAGACATAACGGAGAAGAAGAGTATTATATATTCTTCTCTAAAGAAACTGTAAGAAAAGCTTCTGAGCTGTTTTTGACTAAGGGTAAGCAGAATAACTCAACATTAGAACACGAAGTAGAATTAAACGGACTAAGTGTTGTAGAGAGTTGGATAATAGAAGATGAGAAAAAAGACAAATCAGCTAAGTATAATCTTGACTTACCAGTAGGAACTTGGATGGTTTCTGTAAAAGTAAATAATGACCAGATTTGGGAAGAGTTTGTTAAAGAAGGTAAAGTAAAAGGATTTAGTATAGAAGGATTCTTTACAGATAAACTAGACGAAAGACCTAATGAAAGTGTAAAAGAACAAATGGACTATGATGAATTTGAAGCATTAGCTAAATTATTTCAACTAGAGGACTTTTTGCTTAGGGGAGAAGAAATAGAATTAGAAACATATAGTGATTATCCACAAGCTGCAAGAAACAATGCTAAGAGAGCATTAAAATGGAAAGAAGAGAATGGTAGTGAATGTGGAACTCTAGTAGGATGGACAAGAGCTAATCAATTAGCATCAGGAGAAAATATATCTCGTTCAACAATAGCTAGAATGGCTTCATTTAAAAGACATCAACAGAATAAAGATGTTCCTTATAGCGAGGGATGTGGAGGTATTATGTGGGATGCTTGGGGTGGTAGCTCTGGAATTAACTGGGCAATAAACAAACTAAAACAAATAGATAAATGAAAAAAACACCAAGTAACGTAAGTCCAAAGAATAGTAAAAGAGCTTGTTTATGTAAAGACTCAACTTACAGCACTAAGTGTTGTGATGGTAGTTTACAGGCTCAAGGAATTGGCAGTTTAACTGGAGGTTCAGAGTCAATAAAATTTTTAGCACAAGAAAACCAAAGTTTAATTTTACAAGAAAATAATTCTAATATAATAACATAATGGCAAATTTAAAAATATCACAACTACCAGCATCAACTGCCTTACAAGGCGATGAAGCTATTGTAGTAGTACAAAGCAACACAACTAAACAATCAACAGTACAACACATACTAAATTATATTGTACCTACATCTGTTACAGTATCAAGTGGGCAAACTGTAAACCTTTCAGATTCTGTTTATGCAACAAGTGAGCTAATTAGACTTACTTGGTCTGGTGCTAATGGTACAATGACTTTAAATTTACCTAGTGCTGCAAGTAATGAAAATAGAGTAATGAGATTTATATCTAATGGAGGATTTGCAACTGCAACAAGAGTAGAATTAACTCCTATTGGTGGAGATGAATTAGATGGTATTACTTCTGCTTATGTAATAAACAAAGCATTTGAAGGTATACAAGTATGGTCAGATGGAGTTGAATGGTTTATTATACAAAAGAAAGGATAATAATCCGAAAATGAAACAGATTATTTATTAAACGTTAACAAATTATAATAATTATTTATGAAAGCAACAGAAATTATCAACAAATTTAAAAACGTATTACTTTCTGTAGAAGCTGAAGAAGAAACTCCTGTTCAAGAGGAGCTTTCTGCTGAAGTAGAAACAGAAGTAGTAGAAGAGCAAGTAGAACTTGCTGAAGAAACAGTAGATGAGACTTCTTTAGAAGAAGAGGTAGTCGAAGAAGACGTGGTTGAAGAAGTAGTAGAAGAAGAAAGCATTTACGCTACCAAAGAAGAATTAAACAAGGTAGTAGCTGAATTTAAAGCTATGTACGACCAAATGATGGATAACATGAGTGAGGTTGAATCATCTGATGTTCCTGAAGAATTAAGCTCTGACAAAGTAGAGTTATCTGAAGAAGCAGAGTCTATCGCACATTCTCCTGAAGCTGAAGTAAGCTCAAACACAATGAACTTATTTTCTCAGAAACAACCAGTAACAACAAAACAAAGAGTATTTAACAAATTATTTAACAACTAATATCAATTATGGCAACTACAACATCAATTACAACTACTTACGCAGGTGAATTTGCAGGGAAATATATTTCTGCTGCTTTATTATCTGCTAATACTATCGAAAAAGGTGGTATCGAAGTAAAACCAAACATCAAATTTAAAGAAGTAATCAAGAAATTAGCTACAGGAGCACTTATAGCTAACGGAGGATGTGACTTCGCTCCAACTTCTTCTGTAACTTTAACAGAAAGAATTATCGAGCCAGAAACATTCCAAGTAAACTTAGAATTATGTAAAGCTGATTTCCGTTCAGATTGGGAAGCAGTATCTATGGGATATTCTGCATTTGATTCATTACCTAAAACTTTCCAGGATTACTTATTAGCTCACGTTGTAGCTAAAGTAGCTGAAAAGAATGAGCAAAACATCTGGAGAGGTGTTAACGCTAACGCTGGAGAGTTTGACGGATTTACCGTACTAGCTGCTGCTGATGCTGACGTTATTGACGTTGCTGCTGCAACAGTAACTTCTGCTAACGTTATCGCTCAATTAGGAGCTATCGTTGATGCAATTCCTTCTTCATTATACGGAAAAGAAGACTTATACTTATATGTATCACAAAACATCGCTAGAGCTTATGTAAGAGCTTTAGGTGGATTTGCTTCTAACTTAGGTGGAGCTGGAACAATGAACGAAGGTACTCAATGGTACAACGGAGGAGAATTATCTTTCGATGGCGTAAGAATCTTTGTTGCTAATGGATTAGCTGACAATACTGCAATGGCTGCTGAAAAGTCTAACTTATATTTCGGTACAGGTTTATTATCTGACCACAATGAAGTAAAAGTTATCGATATGGCTGACATTGACGGAAGTCAAAACGTAAGAATAGTAATGAGATTTACTGCTGGTGTACAATACGGTATCGGTGCTGACATCGTTCTTTATTCTTAATATAACTTAATACTAACATATAAAAGGGGTAGGTGGATATTCTACCTACCCTTTTTTATTATAAAACATATAAAAAATGGCTTGTGATTTATCAAAAGGGAGACTAGAAGCGTGTAAAGAGTCCGTAGGAGGGATTAAAAATCTTTACATTGCTAATTACTCAGACGCTATGTACGCTGGGATGGCTGACGCTAGTTCTAACGCTCCAACCGCTGCTGCATTTGACGGAACGGTAGCAACTTTAACCGCTGGTGTAGACGTACACAAATTTGAATTAAGAGGAGACAACAATACCTTTGAAGAAACTAATGAAAATTCTAGAGATAACGGAACTTCATTCTGGACTCAATCAGGTGCTTTTGTTCTTAAAGCTCAAAATGCTGATACAATGATGCAATTAAAATTATTGTCTTACGGTAGACCTCATATAATCATTGAAGATTATAATGGGAAATTTAGAATAGCTGGAGGACAAAATGGATGTGAAGTTTCTGTTAACACTTCTACAGGAGGTGCAATGGGAGACTTAAACGGATATAATATTACTTTCGAAGGAAAAGAAGTATTACCATCTTTATTTGTACTAAGCACACTAGTTGCTGTAGGCAATACATCAGGATTCGATGTACAAACATCAAATATGAGTAACGAATAATAATATTGTTTATTATTGGTAAAAATAGGGTAGGCATTAGCTTACCCTTTTTTATTATAAAACAAAAAAGAAAAATATCGTTATCATAATATGATAATAACAAATAATGATAGTGCACAGACGTTTAACATCATTCCTAGAAGTACTTCGGTAACGTATACTACTCTAGGTAATGGAACTGTTGTTGCATCTGCTGGTTCTTTAACAATATCGTTTTTAGAGGAAAGTACAAATGATACTTTTAGCTTTACTAATGATGAAAGTACTAAGTATGATAATTATTTGGGATTTCAAGTGAGCACATCAAATAAACTAAGAACAAGTTTTGATTATTTTATTACTATATTCAATACTACAACAAATAAATTAGTTTACAGAGATAAAGTATCTGTTCTGCCAGATGCTAGTGTTCCTTATAATAACGAAGGAAGATATTCTATAAGTAATTCAGATTACACAGAATATGCAGAGCCTTCTAACGAATACGTGATATTAGATGACTAACAAGAACAATTCTATAAGGGTAGTAAACTTATCTGGTTATGAAACACCAGAGGTTAAGGAAGTGTATGGTAAAGATTGGGTTTCTTATGGAGAAAACAATGATTACTTTGATAGCCTTATAGAGAAATACTTAGGCTCACCTACAAACAGTAGATGTATTAACGGTATTGTTGATATGATTTACGGTAGAGGTATAGAAGCTACAGATAGCGAGGAATTTCCTGAAATGTATGCTAAATTTAAATTATTAGTTAGACCAAGAGAAGTAAAGAGAGTCTCTAATGATTATAAGATGCTAGGACAAGCTGCTATGCAAGTAGTATACAATAAGTCTAAGACTAAAATCATTAAGATACTACATTTCCCTATGGAAACTCTAAGAGCTGAGAAATGTGATGCTAAAGGCGTTATTAGAGCTTATTATTATCATCCTAAGTGGGTAGATATAAAGCCTAGTGATAATCCTAAGAGAATACCTACATTTGGTAACGGTAAAAAGAGTGAAACAGTAGAGTTATATATATTCAAGCCATATAGAAGTGGATTTTATTATTATGCTCCTGTTGATTATCATGGATGTTTACAATACTGTTCTTTAGAAGAAGAAGTAAGTAATTATCACATAAATAACATAAAGCAAGGTTTACAGCCTTCTTTATTAATCAACTTTAACAATGGAGTACCTAATGAGGAGACTCAAGAGTTAATTGAAAGAAAAATATACGATAAGTTTAGTGGAACGTCTAATGCAGGTAAATTTATACTAGCATTTAACGAGTCTATAGAAACTAAAGCAGATATTGACCCTATACATTTACCAGATGCTCACGCTCAGTATCAGTTCTTATCTGATGAGAGTAGAGAGAAGATAATGTTAGGTCACGGTATTGTATCTCCTATATTACTAGGGATAAAAGACAATACAGGATTTGGTAATAATGCAGAAGAGCTTAGAACTGCTTCTGTACTTATGGATAACATAGTTATTAGACCATTCCAAGAAGAGATTATAGAAGGTTTAGAAGATATGCTAAACTTTAACAAGATATACTTAAATCTTTACTTTATTACTCTACAACCAATAGAATTTACACAACTAGATAACATATCTACTAAAGTGAAGAGAGAAGAGGAGACAGGAGAGAAAATAGGTTCAAAGGCTACTTTCAGCACTAAACTAAAGAAAATAGATGGAGTTGAAGTTTACAAGACAATAAAAGAAGCAGAAGATAAGGCATTAGAACAAGGATGTAAAGGTTATCACGAACACGAAGTAGATGGAGAAGTATGGTATATGCCTTGCGAGTCTCATGATAGTGCTATTTCATTAAAAGAAAATAATGACTTTAGTGATGAGGATGGAAATGACCTTCTAAGCCAATTAGAGCCTCTAGGAGAGCGTATCTCTGATGATTGGGAGTTAATACACTCAGAAGCTGTAAAAGACTCGGAAAAGGACTTTAATTTAGCTAGTTTAGCTGAAGCTAATCCAAACAAGGACTCTAAGCAAGATAAAGGTATCTTTAAAGTAAGATATGCTTATATGCCAAATAGAAAGTCTCCTAACAGTAGAGACTTCTGTAAAAAGATGGAAATGTTCACTGAGGACAATGTAGTATTCCGTAAGGAGGATATAGGTCTTATGAGCTTTCAAGGAGTAAACAGAAAGTTAGGACATAAAGGTAATAACTATTCTCTGTTTAAATTTAAGGGAGGAAAGAATTGTC